GCCCGCAAGGCCCAAGCGGAGGTGGAACAACAGCTTATGTACATACACAATCATCACCGGCGACCACTTGGACAATCAATCACAATTTAGGATACAGACCGTCAGTAGAGCTGCTGGATTCAGGCAGCCAGGAGATCGATGGTGAAATAGCGCATCCAACAATCAATCAAACCGTGGTTACACTGAATCCAGCAACCGCTGGGCTAGCCCGACTCATCTAGGTATCACCCCATGGCACGGAAGTTTTTTGCTGACATCGACCTTCAGTCGGCGTCCAAAGTCATCAATCTCCCGACTCCAACGGCATCAGGCGATGCTGTGCCGAAGTCTTATGTGGACAGCGCTATAGAAGGCTTGGCGTGGAAAGATTCGGTGCGGGTCAGCACACAAGGCAACATTGATCTGAGCGCACCTGGTGCAACGATTGATGGCATCACGATGAGCAGTGGCGATCGTGTGCTGGTGCGATCGCAGACGACCCAAAGTCAGAACGGAATCTATGTGTGGAATGGCGCCAGCACCACCGCTACGCGGTCGCTGGATGCGAGCACGTTTGCTGAGCTGGAACAGGCGGTCGTTACTGTCGAGGAGGGCAGTGATGCCGGTGCGACGTTCCGTCAGACACAGGTAAACGGGACGATTGATTCTAGTGATGTCATCTTCAGCAGCTTTGGAACTACAGCACCGAGCGCTAGTGAGAGCACCGCTGGCATCGCTGAGCTTGCTACGCAGGCTGAAACCGATGCCGGCACCGATGATGCGCGAATCGTCACTCCGCTGAAGTTAAAGACTTGGAGCAGCGCACCGAAGCGATATGCAGCGGACTTTGGCGATGGCAGCGCCACCAGCTACACGATCACTCATAACCTGGCCAGCCGTGACCTGACAGTTGCTATTTATCGCAACTCCGGCAACTACGACGAGGTGGAATGCGATGTGGAGCACACCACCACAAACACGATAACCCTTGTATTTGCCACTGCTCCTACGTCAAACCAGTTCCGCGCCGTGGTGCTTGGCTGATGGCAAAGAAGTTCCTGAGTGGAATTGATCTTGATGGTCAGCTAGCTACCGCGATTGGTGCGAACGTAAGCACTGAGAGGTTGCTTGGCAGGAGTAGTTCAGGGACCGGAGCGATTGAGGAAATCTCAATCGGTACCGGCCTTAGCCTTAGCGCCGGCACGCTATCGGCTACTGGTGGCGGTGGTTCCGTTGACATTGACCCCGTAATTGCAGGGATGATCTTCTGATGACTGCTCCAAACCTTAAAAGCCCTACGACAATCACGGGCAAGACCGCACGCTATGCCGTCACTGCATCCTTGGCCAATGCACTGGCAAATTCCGCTGCTAGCGGCAAAGTATTCAAGATCAACTCAATCTTCTGCGCCAATGTGGATGGCACTAATCCCGCAGACATCAGCGTGAGTATTTACAACGGCACGACGGACTTTTACTTAGCTAAGACGCTCACAGTGCCTGCTGATGCCACGCAGATTATCAGCAGCAAAGACACCTACTTTTACCTTGAGGAAGGCGACTCAATTCGTGCCTTAGCAAGCGCCGCTAGTGACCTTGAACTGGTAATTGGCTACGAGGAGATTGACTGATGATCGGCTTCAATGGTGGTTTGATTGGTGAAAAACGGACAACCTCTACAAATCCTTCAGTTCCTGGTGTATGGACATTAAATGAACAGGTTTTAGTTGCAGGATCTGCGTGGCCTTCATCATTTCCAAGAAATTCATTAACTCTTTATCTTGATGCGGCCGATCCTTCTTCTTATCCCGGCACTGGTACTTCATGGTTTGACCTTAGTGGAAATAGTTATACTGGAACGCTGGGGAACGCTGTTTCATATAACTCTAGCCTAAGTGGCTATTTTGTATTTAATGGAACTTCAGCCTCAAAGGTTACATTCTCAACTTACAGTCAGCCACAGTACCTTACTACTACATCGTTTACATGGAGCATATTTATGCTATTGCCATCTAATCAGGGCGGAAACATAATTCTAGGCAATCGACAGCCGGATCTTGAATTTACCAAACTTACAAGTAGTTCTTTAGTGTATTTCCCCGATTCGATGTCGTCTACAATGCCATTAAATACATGGCAGCATATCTGTGTAGTTAAAAATCAAACAAATTTTTTCTATTACAGAAATGGACAGCAAGTTGCAACTATGACATCAACCGACACAAAACCATCGCGACCATTCGGAATTGGCGCGGATCCCACCGGCGCTGAACCAACATCATGTTCCATAAGTCAAGTTCTTGTGTATGATAGGGCTCTTTCACAATCTGAGGCAGTTGCCATATATAATGCTTTTAGAAGTAGATATGGGATCTGATTTAACCTAGCAAACTAAAATAATGTTTATCTACTCCTTCAACAACACCCTCCCGGCCCCACTGCCCTTCCGCATTCGGATGCCTGACGGCTTCACTCGTACAGACCCTTCCACCTTCACCGAGGACGAAATCAGCGCTGCTGGCTTCACCGGGCCTTATATCGAGCCGCCTTATGACCCGGCCACTCAATATTTGACCTGGGTAGATGGCGCCTACGTCATTGAACAACTACCCCCGCCACCTCCGACGCCGGACTGGCTGAGCTTCAAGACCGCCATGCTTTCCAGCCCGGAGGTGAATGCCGCAATGGGTGCTGCAACACCCTTGGCTCCACTTGCTGTATTCAGCCTTCCCGCTGCGCTCAATGCCGCCGTAGCTGGAGACACCAGTGATTTTGCCGTCACCTGGACCACACTGCGTGAAGCAGGTCTCATCCCTCAGCCGGTGCTGGATGCCGTTTCCGCGACAGCAGTGGCGCGTGAATTGCCAGAGGAGTTTGTGCAGTTACTTGGAGGTGGGTCATGACATTATCCACACCGCTGCGTAAGGTTGCTAGTAAGTTGATGGCACGCTTCGGTGGCGAGATAACGATCCGTACTGTCACGACCGGCGTTTACAATCCAACCACCGGCACCATCAGCGAAACCACCAGCGATAATGAAATCCGTGGTGTACTGGAGGATGTTAACGCACGTGAGGTGAACGAACTGATCCAAGCTGGCGACAAGAAGTTAATCATTGCTGCAGCTGATACCGCAGCAGTGCCAAGGACCGTCGATAAAGTGCTGATCAGCAGCGTGGTGCATCAGATCATCCGTGTAATCACGATCGAGCAGGACAATGAACCGATCACATATGAGCTTATCCTGAGGGCATGACACGTTCGATCCGCATTGGTGACATCGGCAGCTACTGCGAACAGCAGGTAGAGCAACTGCTGCGTGCAACGGTGCTGGAGGCGGATCGGAAGATCAAGGAGCGCACGCCACGGGATACTGCTCGACTGATGGCCGGCTGGCAATGGGGCGAGAACGCATCGAGCAGCCCAGCACCACCGCCGGGTGACTACAGAGGCGTTGAACCGGCGCTGAAGGCATACAACTACCAGCCAGGCCAGGAGAAGCTCGGTAACGTCTACGTCATGCACAACAACGTCGAGTACGCCGAGCCAGTCATCATGGGCACCGGGCTGCCGCCATCATGGGGCGGCGTCTACCGCACACGGCAAGGCACCGTGCCGGGCTTTCCTGATCTGGTGGCGCGTGAGGTGCAGAGGTTCGTGCAGACCGGCTGGGAGCGCATCAAGAGGCGAAGCTGATGGCAGCAGCTAACCTAAACACCATACGCAGCACCATCGAAGGCAGGCTTGCGACTGAGTTAGCTATTGCGCCGGTGCTGCCAGTTGTATTCCACAACCAGCCCTATGTGCCGACACCAAATAGCTCATGGGTGCAATGCTTAGTTAACTTCGGTGCTAATGAATACCTGACGCAAGGTGGCATCACCGGCAGCAACAACAGCATCATCGGTATTATCGCCATCAATATATTTACACCCAAGGGTGTTGGCCCTGGCGCTAACCTAACGATCGGGCAACGGATTCGTAACTTATTCAACCGGCAAATTGTATCCGGTGTTCATTTTGACCCTCCAATCGGGCCGGAAGTGGTAACATCACCAGAACCAGAGGGTTATTTCCAGACACAGCTTAGAATGACATTTGAAACCTTCGAGGACCTCTAATCATGGCCTTCTATCGAGGGCAGCAGGGCAGCGTTAAATTCGACGATGCTGGATCTGCTGCTGCTGCTATCACGAGCACACGGTCGTGGAGTATGACCGTTGAGAAAGAATCATTGGATACTACAGCATTGGGTGATACGTACCGCGCGAATGTAGGCGGTCTGATCAGCGGTAGCGGTACCGTTGAGCTTATGTATATCGCAAGCAGTGCTGATGAGACGAATACATTCATCGAACACGTGAATACTGCTAATGATGCAGGTTCAGCGTTGTTTGAATTATATCTTGATACCGGCGGCAGCAAGAAGATTTCATTTGATGGTGTGATCACTTCAGCTGAGTATTCTGCTACGGTAGGTGAAATTGAAGTAATAACCTGCAGCTTCGTTTCAAACGGTACAATCACCCTTGATATCTAATCATGGCATTTTATCGCGGGCAACAGGGTACAGTATTTTTCGATAATGCTGGCAGCGGCGGCTTATCGGAAATCGCAGCAGTGCGGTCGTGGTCGATGACCGTAGAAAAAGAATCGTATGATGCCACCGCTCATGGTGATACATATCGTGCGAATATCGGCGGCCTGATCAGCGGGTCTGGCACCATCGAGGTGATGTATGACGCGCCAGGTGCTGGCGACAAACTGGATCTGATAAAAGATGCAAACCAAACGACAGATGAAGCTGATGCAGCAGTGGAGCTGTACTTGGATGAATCCGGTGGCAAGAAGATTACCGGCACCATTGTGGTAACCAGCAGTGAATATAGTGCTACCGTAGGTGAGATCGAAATCGTTACGATCAGCTTTGTTTCAAGTGGCACCTTAACGCTTAGTATCTGATGCCAATCCAACAACGTCCGGTTGATATCCTTGCCGGTGCATTTGACCTAAACCAACGGCGGAAGTTTACTATCAAGAATGATGCCGGCGAATCAGTGCTGGATTTATATTTTAAGCCGATCACACGTGCAGATCGTAAGCGTGCTACGACATTAGCAGGTAGCGATGAAGCGCTGGAGATCAGCACGCAGATGTTATGCCAGATGGCAGAACTGGAAGATGGCAAGAAGGCTTTTGCACCAGCTGATGCCGCTAAGCTGCAACGCGAACTGCCGGAGCGTGTACTGAACGAACTGGAGCTATTTTTGTTTGGTCTTGGCGGTGAAGCTGACCTTGAAGAAGCAAAAAAAGATTAAGCCAGGATAGCTGGTTATTTTTTGAGTTCTTCCTGGCGGCTGAACTTAGCATGACGGTCAGTCGGCTGCGGACTGAATTAACGGATGCTGAGTTTATGCATTTTGCAGCATTTTATGAGCTAAAAGGTCAACGCGAGAAGGAAGCAATGGATAAGGCCAAACGCCATTAGAATGATGGTATGGCTGTTTCAAATGTCGAGTTAAGGGTTGATGCTCAGCAGGCCGTACAGGCACTGAAGGGCGTTAATGGCGCAGCGCAGCAGGCCAGCACGGCAACGCAACAGCTGCAAAATGCCGCCAATGGCGCTAATACAGCCTTAAATCGCACTAGATCAGCGAGCAGTAATGCCGCGAGTTCTTTACGTCAGTTAGTTACATCAATTGGTGGTGTTACAGCTGCATATGCGCAATTACGAACGGCGCAACAATTAGTGCAGACTGGCATCCAGCGTGAAGAATCAACGAGACGGCTTGCATTTTTGGCGCGCGGATATGGTGAGATCGCATTAGCGCAGCAGGCAGCAGCTAGAACCGGCAGGCAGTTTGGCCTTAGCATCACTGAATCGAACCAGCAGTTCGCGCAGCTTTATGGCAGGCTCAGGCCGCTTGGTGTCAGCCTGAAAGACATCGAGGCGACATTCGTCGGATTCAATACATCAGCCAAGGTAAGCGGTGCAACAGCCGCTGAATCCGCTGGTGCATTGCTGCAGCTTACGCAGGCACTTGGCTCCGGTGTGCTGCGCGGGCAGGAACTAAATTCAGTCTTGGAACAAGCGCCTGGCCTTGTTGTTGCATTAACGCGTGAGTTAAATGCACCGATTACTCAAATCCGCAAGTTAGCGGAAGAAGGCAAGATTACAAGTGATGTCGTAATTCGCGCGCTGAAGCGTGCTGGCAGTGAAGGTGCAGATGAATTAGCTGAGGCAATGAAAGGCCCGGCGCAGCAAGTTAAGAATTTACAGAATGAATTCCAAAATCTGCAGGTTGAAATCGCGCAGGTTGTGATGCCTGCAGTTATCGAAGCAGTCCGAAAAATTACAGATGCATTAAAAGTAGCGATTCAATACGTTGAAGACTATAAAGAAGGATGGGATTTAATTACAACAGCAGTAGGGAATGTTATAAGTCCATTTCAAGGATTGCTTAATGTACTTGGGAAGATTGATGGGCGGCTGAGGAGCATATTTCAGAATCCTGCGTTGGCGATGCTGGGCAGCCTTATGCCTGGCGGCCCGCTTGGGCCGCTGCTTAATGCACCAGCTCAACTTGGCGGGCAGCGGCGACAGGCGAGGCAAGGTGCTTATGTATCGCGGTTTGCTGGTGCACGTGATGAAGCATTCGCAAGGGCGCGGATGATTGGGGAGGCGGTGCCACTTGCGCCAGTACCATCTGCGCCAACTACAACTGACCGCAGGAGGTCTTCAGGTGTAGATAAGGCCGCACGTGACGCCGAACGCGCGGCGAAGGCTGCAGCGGATGAGCTAGCGCGCGTGAATGCCATCGTACGTGAACGTAAGGCTGAAACTGAAATAATGATGATCCGCGAGGGCATGGCGGATCGGATCAGCGCTGCTGAAGCCGCTGGTGATCGTGCCCTTCAGATCCGGCTGCAAGGTGAACAGCGGGCGCTTGATATCCAATACAAATACGCCCAGGAATTAGCAAAGGAGAATGATACCCGTGCGCAACGTGCAATCATCGAGCAAGGATTGTCTGAGCTTTATATCAACCAAAACCAAACGCAACGCGAGCTAGCGGAATTCCAGCGGCAAGCTGATCAAGAACGATTAGAAGCTTTGCAAAAAGCTATTGAATTGCAGTATGAGCAGAATACTGTCATCCAACAGCAGAAAAAACTTGCTGATGGTGTTGCTAATACCATCGGTCAAGGTATGGCATCAGCATTTGATGCATTGATCAGTGGTGCGCAAAGCTGGGAGAAAAGTCTTGGACAGATTGCATCTGGTGTATTGGTTGATATCGCTAACCAGCTGATTCGTATTTTCGTCATCGAACAGGCGATCAATGCGATCAAGAGCTTTCTCACGCCATTCAGCGCATCAACGCCTTTAGGCGCCGGTGGTGGCCAAGTGGGTGGGTTCGGTACATTCGGACCTAACTACGGCATCCCGCAACGCGCTGGCGGCGGTAGCGTACGCAGCGGGCAGCCGTACCTCGTAGGTGAACGCGGCCCTGAGTTATTCATGCCAGGCCGCAGTGGTGCAATCGCACCATCCGGTAGCTTCGGCGGTGGTGTTAACGTCGTGGTTAATGTTGATGCATCCGGTAGTAATGTACAAGGCGATAATAACCAAGCCAAGGCATTAGGTTCTATCATTGGTGCTGCAGTGCAATCTGAATTGGTTAAACAAAAACGACCAGGAGGGTTATTGTACTAATGGCCACGTTTCCATCGATCACACCAAGCTATGGCGCCACCAAACGCAGCGAACCAAGGGTAAATGCTGTGCAGTTTGGCTCTGGATATGAACAGCGCGTGATATTTGGCATCAACCAAAATCCAAAGGTCTGGGAATTAAGCTGGAATAATATCAGTGAAACCAATGCTGATACAATTGAGGATTTCCTAAACGCACGCGGCGGTCAAGAATCCTTTGATTGGCAACCACCTGATGAAACTACCAGTTACAAATGGGTGTGTCAACAATGGGATAAACAAATAAACTATAAAGACCGCGCAACGATTACAGCGCAGTTTAGGCAAGTTTTTGAAGCATGACGGCGCCAACATCAATCCAAGCGCAGATCCAATCGCTTGAGCCATCAGCGATCATTGATCTATACCAGATGCAGTTGACTGCTGATGTCAATGGCATCGATGCTGTTTTTTATTACCATCCAGGTACCAATAATTTATCAACTGATGTGATATTTGGCGGCATTACCTACGCTGCAACACCAATTGAAATGGAAGGCTTTGAGATGTCTTCTAAAGGTACACTGCCGCGACCAACAATGCGCGTTGCTAATGCTACGGGTGCGATTTCAGCCCTACTGCTAGCGTATAACCCATTACAGGCTAAAGTAACGCGTATCCGTACATGCAAGAAGTTCCTTGATGCAGTGAACTTTTCTGGTGGCAATCCAACAGCAGATCCAAGTGCACGTTTTGCTGATGAGGTATATTATATCGACCGTGTTAGTAAAGAAAATGTACAACTTGTGGAATTTGAACTTGCAAGCAAGCTGGACCTGACTAACCTTGCGCTACCGGGACGGCAGATCATGGAATACTGCCCATGGAGGTATCGTGGCGTTGAATGCGGCTATCGCGGTAAGGCATACTTTGATGTGAACGATAATACTGTGAATTCGGCAAATCAAGACATATGCGGCAAGCGATACAACAGCTGCAGGATTAGATTCAGCTCGCAAGGTATCAGAGATCTACCCCATGGTGGTTTTCCTGGATCCCGCATCCAGATCTAAAGCTGAAGATCACGCTAAACGTGATGCACCACTTGAAGCGTGCGGACTGCTGGTAACCATCAACGGCGAGCAGATCTACTGTCCATGCCGAAACCTATGCGATGAACCAGATCAGCATTTTATAATGGACCCGCGTGATTATTACCGCGCCAGCTTGAACGGTAAAATTATTGCGATTATTCATAGCCATCCTAAAGGCCAGGATTCAAGCGGCCTTGATCGTATGGCATGTACGCAAAGCAATGTACCGTGGCTCATCTATCAACTGCCGCAGGATCAATGGTTGACTATCGAACCTTGATCGGTCGTAGCTGGGATTACGGCAGCCATGATTGCTATACCATCATTCGTGATTATTTTGCGCTGCAGGGTATTATACTGCCTGATTTTAAGCGACCTGATGACCTTGAACTGACGCCAAGTATTTATCTGCGCGAAGCAGTGGCATTAGGCTTTGAGCGTATTAGCTTCGAAGATCGCCATGTTGGTGATGTAGCTATCATGAAGCTAGGCACCATTGAACCGATGCACGCTGCGGTCTTTGTGGAACCGTGGCGGATTTTGCATCATAAACGCAATGCACCAAGCGCCGTGGACTGGCTTTCTAGCTATTATGTAAAAAGCATTGCTGCGGTTTATCGTTATGCAGCGGGTTCGTCTGCTAGGTGAATTAGGCGAACGATTTGGAGCTGAATACAGCTACCATAATTTGCGTCATCCTGCTGATGCGATCAAACTATTGTGCATCAATAGACCTGATTTCAAGAATTATTTATTAGAATCCGAGCAAAATGGTATTGGGTTTCGCGTCATTCAAGGTGGCGCGGATATGGATTACGAAGAGCTGTTATTACCATTTGGAGAGAAGGATCTGATCATTGCACCTGTAATCACAGGCAGCGGTGATTTTGGAAAAATTTTAGCTGGCATCGGATTAATTGCATTGTCATTTATTAGCTTCGGTGGTGCATTAGCTGGTGTTGGTGCCGCCGGTGGAATCTTTGGTGGTGCAGCAACTGGTGGATTTTTGGCTACACCATTTTTAAGTAATGCATTATTTGGCATCGGCGCATCATTAGTGTTAGGCGGAGTGGCGAGTTTGTTATCACCGCAACCGACGATTCCAACATTAACAATGGATCGCTTTGGCAGCCGTAATAGAACAGGAGGGCCGACTAATGTAACACGTGGCGCTGATGGTGTGCAGTCATATGCATATACAGGGGCTGCAAATACTGTCGGCATTGGCGCTACGGTGCCATTAGCTTATGGTCGTGTATTAATCGGCAGCCATCTGTTGCGTTCTAAGGTGGAAGTAGCTGATGAATCTGATCCACCATTAAATAGCATTAAAAAGCCTGGACCAGATACATTCCTGATCGGCGGGGAGAAGTTAACTACAACATTTTCTGATGTCTCTGGTGCGGTTGTACGGCGTGTTTATCCAGACAAAACAGTATTTTCGAGTGATGGCAAGATATCATCAACGCAAAATGTAACAAATGTTGTTCAGTCATTGGTGATAAAACCGAATAATAAGGTATCTACAGTGCGCGCAACGGGGCTACCTACACCTTTTTCAAGTAAAGGAGCTTATCTTTTTGGTCGCCCGCAAGTTGTGCAGACCAGTCAATTTACGCCCAGCTCTGGCCTTTTGGGGCCTACTTATGTAACAAGGCAAATTACTACTACGCGGCCTGCAGTTACAAATGCCACTGCAAATATCCTCGCAACAGGTAGTAATTCATCTAGCGCTACGGCTAGCATCACTAGGGTAAATGCACTAAAAGATAATTTCAATGTTGCTTTTAATCTATCAAACGGTTT